TTACTGCCCCCCAACCACCGGCACTACAGATATTTTTCGGTTATATCTTGCAGTCTGCGAAGCATTTTTGTGGCCTGATATTTCCTGTTTCTCATGCAGGGTTCCTTCCAGATCAGATATCCCTTTAGCTTTCAGATCATGGAACGTGAAGTTGAATTCAAGCTCAGGAAATTTTTCAGCAGCAGCCTTTTTTGCCTTCATCCATTGAGCATTGAACGCATCACGCGTATAACGAGATCCTGATTGCTGATGAATTACATAAAGGCTAACCATACCGCTGTTTAATGGAAGTTTATCTGCCATGTTAATCGCTTTTGACAGTCGTTCTGTCCAGGCCTTTATTTGGCTAACTGCTGTTTTACTTTGCTGAATTAGAATTCCTTCATCAAGGATCTGACTTTTCTTAAGGTCAAGAATGTCACCCTGACGTGCGCAGCATAAATAAGCTAACTCCATAGCGATTTTAACCGGCACCGTAGAAACGCTGAATAGTGCATCATATTCTTTGTCCGTAACATAGCGGGTGCGCGCCTGTTCCTTAAATTGCTTCACACCCTGGCAAGGATTCATCTTCACTTTTCCGCGCTCATATGCCCACCTGAACACCCTCGATATAAACGCTTTCTCTCGGTTCGCCTGGACTCTGCTTTTAACACCTCTTTTATCCATATACTTCCTGATATGCTCAGGCTTGATATTGTCTGGCTTCATCTTCCCGAAAACGATATTTACCTTTGAACCATATTTTCGGTAGTCCTTTCTTGTTTCTGTTGCTAACTCATGAAAGTCACCGGAGTTAAAAAACTCTTCACAGAGTGCATGGAAATTTGAACCGACTTTGATATCGTTGATGAAGTTTTCATAGGCAGCCCAGACCTGAGACTTTGTGAGATCATGGTTGCACAATCTCACCGTTCTCCCGTCTGGAGTTCTGAACTCATAAGCTGATTTGCCCCGACGAACGCGGGGCGGCATCCAGTTATCTTCCGGGTTTTTGCGGATTCTTGGCATTACATGTCCTTAAAGTTTGGTTCTTCTTCCTCTGGATTGTTCACTACCAACTTCAGGCCAGCAGGGTTAGTTACATGATCCCATGTAGTTCCAGGTCTGCCGTCTTTTCGTGGCACGAAAAATACACCGCTTTCTTTCAGCGCGCGGCACTGAAGGGAAGGGCGACGATAACCAGTAAGCTGATAGAGGTCATCAGGGGTAAGAAAACGTTGGCTTTGTCCGCTCATCGTATAGCTCTCCACTTAACCGGCTGCACCCGGCTATCTCTTATAGAAAATGCATGATGAGCAACCACCACGAAGCCCATCATTACAGGTACGACATCTTTTTGTTTCGGTGTAATAAAGCTGGTGGACCATTTCCTTTGGCATGAGAACCGGCATTGGCACTCGGATAACTAGCTTCTTGAGCCTGTCGAGTTCCCCGGCCAGTTCCAGCAGGCGGGAACGGCAATCCTCTGCCTCATCACGCCACCAGGCCACGTCCGCTTTAAGGCGGCGCACGCGCCGCTGTTTGAGCTTGCTCACCATGACAGCCACCCCATTTGCTGAAGTGCGCCGATGACCAGCAGCACAAACATTACTGCGTCGAATGGGTTAGGCATCTCGCCTCTCCTTCGGCGGAGCATCTAACATGACACGTTCCATGCGGCGCCCACATGCCAGGCGAATTTTGCGAGCAATTTTCTCGACTGCAAGAGCGGGCCTGCCTACTAATTTGCAAAAAATAAGATTAGGCAGCACCACGGTGATTACGTAGCGATTGAATGTCACCACTTCCCCTCCTGTTGCGGTGCTGCTGGCAGTGGCATCCAGTGGGTTACCTCTTCAACTCCCTCTCCTGGCTTAACTGTTACGTCACCTCTTCGAAACGTACTACCTGTATAGCGAGCTGAACAGATTAAAGGTTCAATCAGCGGGCTATCAAAGTTCACAGATATAAGCACATTCTGGCCTTTATCTGGCATCCGCTCACTGCAAGCTACCCAACCATCCGGAATCACCGGAGAGTTGCCAGTCTTCATATATCCGCTGTGCGCGTCAGCGTCATAATCCAATATGCTTGGTCGCTCACTTTTCTCACCAATGAGGTAACGGACGCGATCGGCGGCATAGAGTACGCGGCCTGGGTATTCAGAACGGTCAATGGTGAACCCATTCATGCAGCGGCCTTCGCCTTTGCGATGCAGAATTGCTGTCCAGTTAGCCTTACCATTGCTCTCAGGCATTGCACCGTACCAGACTGTTAACTCAGGCTTGCCATCGGCACCCTGAAGCATGGCGGCGCACATTGCGTCATATTCAGAAATTGGCTGCAACCTGTATCCATCCGGCACAGATACCGGCGCTGGCGGTGCTGCATAAAGCGCCTGACAACTCCAACCGGACCAGTGGGCACCTTCAGCCCTCTCATCATCTTCCGGCCTAATGAGAGAAACTTCACTCGGGTGTTTTCTGTGTGACCACAGCCACGCTACGGGTTCGGCATTTGCTGGCGCTGGAGGGGCGGTGCGATACAGAAGCACATCACCCATCTCTTTTCTGGATGCTGGCCATACATCTGCATCAGCGCCAGATTTGAGATAATCAAGATTGGACTGGTCGATAACGCACACAGCCTCCGCTTCGAGCGATGCCAGCGCGATACGCGCCAGCTCCAGTACCACCTTGGGAGTTATTTTTTCACTGAAGTGCTCTCGTGCTTTCTTTTCCGACCACACGACAGGCCACATGACTTCTTTCGCAGCTGCTTCGATTTGCTGTAACTGCTCTTTGGTGAACTCTTTGGTAATAGTGCTCATTGGTTAGTTCTCCCTGTCAGGCGCTCGCGGAGCGTTAACTTGCGTGGCAATCTTTCGTGGTCGGCAATCTCAACTACGATGCAGGCGCATTTGTCGAAGGTGCTTTCTCGCTTATGCTTCAACAATACCGCTTCGCCGTAGGCTGATTCCTTGTCCGTTGCGCTCAGTTCATGCACGTCAAAGCCCTTGCTGTCGACAAACCACCCGTGAATAACTGCGATAAAACGAGCCATATCAATCTCCTTTCCCGGCTCTATCTGTTATAAAACTCTCGTAGCGATGAATGTCGCGCTTACCTGCAATCACCTTCTCCTTAGCGTCACTGCCATCGCCGAGGTAAACTGGTCTGTCACTCAAGGTATTCTGAGGTTGTTTTTTTTCAACATCAGACTTCTTGAGTAATTCACCAAGCTCAGCGATCCGCATCTCTGCGGCTTCTGCTTTTTCCCTTAACTTCTCGCTACAACCCTCAGCTTTTCGGATTGCTAATTCCAAATGTTTATTCAGCGCATCTGCGACTTCCAGCTCATCCAGCAGCGTCGCTCTTGCAGCCCGTACAGCAAAGAACAACTGGTCTTTGATATATGGGCCTGTCTTATCCGGATGGAATTCTCGCTTAAACCAATCCTCAAACCAGTCGCGATCGGATGTGCTGCGCAGCGCCTGTTTGTCGATTTTGCTCATTGTGCGGCCTCCTGGCGGATTTCATTCGCAAAATCAGCTGCGTCATCTGCTCTTTGACGATACTTCAGGCGAGATGAATCGCTGATGCTAATTCCTGGGTCTGTTTCGTTTGCAATGGCGTACCAGGCATTCGCCAACCGCTCCACACCCTGCGCCCGCACTTCAGCCAGGAAAGCGTCGGTCGCCGGTGTTTCTGGCTCGTACCCATCAGCATTAACGTAGCGAGTAATTTCCTCTTCGTAGAATGTCTCTGGCTCTACGTGAGCAACGTGACATTCTTTAGTAATAAACTTCTTCAGCCCTGCATTCTCCGCAGCCAGCGCTAGAGCATCATCACGAATCTTACGCAGTTCCAGAACAGCAACCTGAACTGCATAAGCGAACATAGCGGTAGGGCGGTCACCTGCTTTTTCACTATCGCGCTGCATATTGACTGCAACAGTCATCAGTTCATCCAGCTGTTCGCCGGTCATTGGTTTATTGGCTGTCATGATTATTTTCCTGCTGCAGTTTGTGTTGCTTAACGAAGTGGGCAACAGCCTTTGACTGGCTGGTGACGATCCCATTCAGGATGACGTTCTTGCCGCGATAGATTTGAGCGGTACCGATCTCAATTCCTTCCAGTTTCACGTAAAGCGTTTTTCCTACCACCTCTGTTTCAGGCACTGGCTGTGAGAGGCGGTATGTTTCACGCGCTTCCGCTATTGCTTTGTGCTCGTCCATAATGGCCAGCGCTTCAGCAAGGGCAGTTCCTTCAAGCGTGAAAACACCTTCATCACTGATCGTGGCCTGAGCCATAAGCTCAACGAAACGGCGGGCGTTCTTTACGCTGAGTTCCGGGGCGATAGAACTGCGGGTAACTTTCGTTTTCCCTTGGGCTGCAGCTACAGCTTTATCGTGCTGGAGAACTTTTCCGGCCTGTTCGCCATACTCCATGACGCGATCGACTGCGACATCGACTGACACCGCGCCGGATTTAACTTCCTGCTGAACGTCATGGTTCGCTGTGCTCAGGAGCAGCAACTTCTCTACCGTGGCCACTGACTTATTTACCAGTTTTGCGATTTCGCTGGTGGTCTGATTGAAGGCGTTATGCAGCTCCTGAATAACTGCAGCCTGTTCCATGTCGGAGAGCGGCAGCTGGTTGTTACTGGTCATGATGCGAGCCAGGCGCTGAACATCGTTACCGTTGAACGGCATGATGTGAATGCGGTCCACTGGCTTGCCAGCTTCAGCGCAGCGCGCATAGCAGCGGCGACGGCGGTGACCTTCTACAACCCATACGCCACCTTCATCACGCGCGATAACTTCCAGCGGTGGAACTGATCCGCCGTTCATCAGATAGTTGAACAGGTCATCATCAGCCTGGCGGGTGCGTTCATCATCTTCACGCTTGTTGAAACCTTCACGAACGTGGATATCGGAAAGAGCGATAAACATCCCGGTATCGGTGCGTTTAATAACCCCGGACTTGGTCATTTGCTTGAATGAGTTAGACATCAGAGAGCAACCTCGTTATTCAGGGAAATGACTATTGGAGACAGCTCACGCAATTCTCGCTGCGCTTCCAGCAGGTGCATGTTGGTAGGCGTTTTGGTGTGGCGCTCTTCGATGCGGTCACACTCTTTGGCCCAACTGGCAACATCCTCACGTAGGGTGGCGTTCTGCTCAGCCAGTTCTTTACGCTGCGCCAACGCTTCACAGAGCGCGACGCTGGTAACATCAAGGCGTGTAGCCAGTTCGTTAACCATCCAGCCGTAAGCAGCAGGGAGGAGAGGGGCTGCCTTACGAGCTGCGTCGATAAGCTGCTCTCTGGTCATGCGTGGTTGTAACTCGGTGACGTTCTGTGTGTTCGTCATGGTTAGTTTCTCCGTGTTTTACGCGCTCTGCACAGCGCTGAATTTTGGTTGCACGAATCCCGGCACTTGAATGCTGCCAAATTCGTATTTATTCATTAGGTATTAAAAATATTCGCGATTATCAGAACGAACGCGTTCGAGAATAATTTTTGCTTCATCCAAGGTTGGTGCAAGCAAGGCTTTCTCTATCGCTCTGGCAAAACTAATAGCATCGCATTCGTAGCTGTCTGCCCGTGATTCCCAATCAGATGCCTCTTCTTCAGCAGAAGAAATACGGTCATCGTATTCATATTCCAGCTCGTGGCGAACCTCGGCGCGAAGACTTTCACGAATAATGTCTGACGCTTCTTCAAGCGGAAGAATGACCAGTAAATTTTCGGGCTGATAAGTACCATATTTAACAGCCAAATCATTTGTAGACATGCTACCTCCAGAAAAAGCGCCCGCCGCTGAGCGGGCTAATAACATTTTTCCAATCCAACCAGAACAGGCTCATCGTCTCCTGTTGGTTGAGATGGCGTTATTACCATCACCAAGCACCCGGAGGATGCTTGAGGCTGGCAGCCATAATCGACACTGCAATGCCGACACGTTACTTCTCCACAATTGGGAGCGCGTTCCCCTGAGGTTGATTTAACGACTGAGGCCTCTCAAGGAACTGGCCGAACGCGCTTTCAGTTGTAAAAAAAAGTGCGGTGGCGAGTAAGGAAAATAAACAAAGCACTGCCACCGCCAAGACTACACACAGCATCTGGTACAGCTACTCCGGGTTTACCACGCTGGCTACGTGATTAGGTTGTGGCCGGTAACCAGCCGGAGATTTCCAGCCTCTTCTTTGCTTCAGGTGCCAGGCTGAAAATCTACTTCCACAACGGAAAGAGCACTGCCTGAGATGGATATTCGCGCCCAGGTGTGAAACGCAAACATCAGTGCTCTTACCTGTTATGGCCTCGTCTCTTCCGAGGTGTCACACCTGATCGCCACGCTGGTGAAACGCTTCTGGCTGTCGTACACGCCTGGCTTGCACATTCCGGCTACCCGCTGGATCTGGATACTGAAAGGAATCCCCGGACCGCTGTGGCACATGTGCCATATGCCGTACTGCAACTACCGATGGTCTTAAACATCATCACCCCGGCGTATAATGAGTATCACCAATAGTAATTAATTGGTCAACACCTCTAGTGATAAAAATATCACAAAGAGTGTTAACTTTATGATTTGTAAGCTGAAAAAAGATGCAAAAAAAAGGAGCCGATTGGCTCCTTATTCGAAGATAGTTTCAGGCCATTGGGCCTTGACAACTTTGCCTATTATCCTGCAATTCTCATTACATTCAATGGCCTGATAGCGAGGGCTGGGGTTAAGAGGTTCGAGCCAGGGCTTACCGTCTTCACGAACAAATTTTTTAAAAGTGACCTCTGAATCGTTGAATATACCAGCAACACAGAAATCACCAGGCTCAACGTCCTGTTCTGGATCTATGAGTATAAGCATTCCCTCAGGAAAGCTTGGCTTTACTCCTGGAGGCGCAGTCATTGAATGGCCAGATACCTCAAGCCAAAAGGCAGAATCACTGGCTTTAACTGTGGTTGAGACCCATTCCTTCGCGTCGCGTTCTGTGTATGAATTAACAGGGCAAAATGAGCCCGCCTGCACTTCAGTTAACAGTGGGTACTCATATACAGAGGAATGATTCCTTCCGTTCGCAATCGCCTCAAACATAGCTGATATCTCAGCTGCAAGGGAAGGACTGAAATCATCGACTTTTACTCCGAGAATTTTTGCGAACTGCGCGGCATGAGTAGCGTTGATAGCATTTGTGCCATTCAGTAACTGAGCGACACCACTTTGTCCCATACCCATTTGCTCAGCCAAAGTCTCCTGTGAGAGCCCAAGCGCTTTTTTCTTGGACTCAAAGATAGCTTTCAGCCTGTTGGCATCGGCGATTTGTTCGGCGGTTAATGGTTTCTTTTTCATTCTCATAATTTATCACCGCACGGCATAATCACCAATCACCGCTAGTGTTGACATATTTATCACTAACAGTGATACTCCTTATGTGCAAACCACGAGGAAAACCAATGAAGATTATTCCGCTCTCTGAATATGTTTTGGAAAACGGTCAGGCCAAAACCGCTGAGGCTCTTGGGGTATACCAAAGCGCCATCAGTAAAGCCCTCAAGCGTAATCGCCGGGTAAATATCTTGGTAAACGAAGACGGGAAAATTGAAGCCGAGGAAGTTCGACCATTCCCTAACAAAAACAAACCTGTTGATCCTGACGTTGCAGTAACACCGTAACCCAGCAACCAGCATTACGTAACTACCAAAGGAAAAACAACATGGTAGAGCCAAGCCTGAAAGAAGTAGTGAAAGCGATGTGCAAAGCGTATCCCGGTGGCCGTGAGGCTATGGCTGGTGCTCTTGGCATGTCAGTGACGCAGTTCAATAACAACCTGTACGAGAAGAACGGCTGCCGCTTCTTCGAAGTGAACGAGCTGGAAGCGATGGAAGACATTTCAAACACGTCTCTCCTGGCTGATTACTTTGCCCAACGTCGCGGCGCTTTGCTGGTGGACGTTCCGCAGCTGGAAGACCTTGACCGCGCGGACCTGTTTACTCGTGCCATGAGAACTGCAGCAGCACGCGGACAGGTCGATCAGATTATCCAGAAGGCCCTGGAAGACGGAGTGATTGAGCCGCATGAAGCTGAAGAGATTAACGAGCATCACCGCCGTCACCTGGCTGCGCGTGAAGAAGAAATCCGCGCGATTGTCGCGCTTTTTAGCCGTAAGAAAAGCCAAAAGAAGTGACGCCCGCGAGTGTGCAGCTCCGGGCGTCGTGGCGTGTCGTATTCAGTGGAGAAACTAACGCATGAACAGTTTAAACCGATTGAGACCAGCGAAGCAATTCAGATGCCTTCCACTGGTGGGAAAAGATTCCCCGTTCGGCTATGTGGAGAGATTAAACGACCAGGCTGGCGTGGACAACTACCAGCCTGAGAACGCGATGGTAGAGGCATTTGCTGAGATGAACGAGAAGGGGCGTGAAGAATGGCTGAAGTTAACCGGCGATTCAAAGACCACTACGGCGTCCCGGTCCGTGTCATCAGGTGGGAGCCACAGACTCGACGCGTTATATACCTTCGCGAAGGGTACGATCATGAGTGCTTCAGCCCTCTTGAGCAATTCCAGCGTAAATTTACAGAGTTAAAGGACGACCATGAGCACTAAATTAACCGGTTACGTTTGGGACGCTTGCGCTTCTTCAGGCATGAAGTTGTCCAGCGTTGCCATCATGGCGCGTCTGGCTGACTTCAGCAGTGATGAGGGTGTTAGCTGGCCTTCTATCGCTACTATCGCACGTCAGATTGGGGCAGGTGAGAGCACCGTTCGTACGGCAATAGGCCAGCTTGAGAAAGATGGTTGGCTGACCCGCCAGCAGCGCCGTAAGGGAAACCGTAACGCCTCCAACGTTTATCAACTTAACGTTACAAAGCTCCGTGAATCTGCCTTTTCTCACCTGTCAGAATCTGACGCGTCAAAATCTGACGCATCAAAATCCGACCCGTCAAAATTTGATGCGTCGAAAAACATCAACAACGGCGGTTTTCACCCGTCAGAATCTGGTGGGGATCCGTCAGTAAAATCAACTACTGAACCATCAGATAAAAAACCTTCTTGTCAGGTTGCCCAGCAACCCGACGATGAGTGTGATCGCAAGAAGTATGATCCTGAAGTTTTGTTGACTGAAAATTCCAAATCGGTACTGAAACATCTCAACCTGGTAAGCGGTTCGCGTTTCCAGAATTGCTCTGCGTCGCTGGATAACATACGGGCAAGACTTCGTGAGGGCTTTACTGCTGAAGAACTCATGCTGGTGATCGACTACAAGAACGAGCACTGGAAAGGCCTGAAGGATTATCAGTACATGCGCCCAAAAACTCTTTTCATCCCCGGGAATTTCCCAGGCTACCTGCAGGTTGCTACTCGCTGGGATGCGAAGGGCAGGCCAAAACGTGAGGACTGGGATGCAGCCCGAAAAAAAAATTCACTCACCTTCGGTGGACCCGACAAAGCAATCCCAGCAGGTTTCAGAGGAGCTAAACCATGAGTTTTCTGAAAACAGTACAGCTGTTCATAGCCAAAAATCCTGGGCTGACGAACAAAGAGATAGCCGCAGCACTGCCGGAGTATGAGTTACACAGTGTGCAGCGTGCAGTATGCCGACTGGCAATGATGGGTAGAGCAGAACGCCATGGCCAACGTCCTACCTTCCGCTACTACGCCAAAGCTCCTGAAGGTCCGATTGGGCCGATTGTCCCGCGCTACCCGGTCAAAAAAGACGAAGTGTTACCTGAGCCAAAACAGGAAGCCGCACCAAACCCTGCCGTCGTTGCGATGATGGAGAAGGCAAAGGAGTTATTTGACAAGGGTCTGTTTCTGCGGGCCGCTACAGTTCTGATGGATGCTTTCAACCGCTCAAAAAATGAAGAGATGCGGGAAAAAATTCTGGATGAGCGCCAGCGCTGCCTGAACATGGTTCAGCGAGCCAAGCCCTCTGGTGATGAATGGTGTCTTGCTGGTAGAGCGAGGAACGTCTGATGAAATACTCACTGATTTATGCCGACCCAGCCTGGCTCTATGACAACAAAGCCAGCAACGGTGCAGCAGAAGACCACTACGACACGATGAAACTCATCGACATGAAGCGCCTCCCTATTTGGGACCTTGCTGCTGATGATGCTGTTCTGGCTATGTGGTTCACCGGAACGCACACCCGCGAGGCTATTGAACTGGCTGAAGCATGGGGCTTTAAGGTCCGCACGATGAAGGGCTTCACCTGGGTGAAGTTCAACCCGCTGGCAGAACAGCACATCAACAAAGCACTTCAGGCTGGTGGAGTAGAGGACTTTTACGACTTCCTCGACCTGCTGAACGTCCAGACCCGCATGAACGGCGGCAACTACACCCGAGCCAATACCGAAGACATGCTGATCGCCACCAGGGGGAATGGCCTTAAACGCAAGGTGAAGAACATCAAGCAGGTGATTTATAGCCCTCTCGGCAAGCACAGCCAGAAGCCAGCAGAGGCTCGTTTCCGTCTGGAGAAGCTTTACGGTGACGTTCCGCGCATCGAACTGTTCAGCCGTTGCGGTGAGCCAGGCTGGGACCATTGGGGGAATCAGTCAGTATCACCAGCTGTTGAGCTTATTCCGGCAGTTGCCGTTCCAATGGGCAAATCCCAGGAGCGTGCAGCATGA